TCTAACTCTCTGTTAAAACCGATAAAAAAAGGATCTTTAAAAAGATCCATGGCAAATTGAGTTACCATTTATTCCTCCTTAAGCGAATAAGTTAAATTAGGTCCTCTTTTGAGCGACCCGACTAAATTATAGCAAATATTTAAAAGAAAATCAATGTTAAAATTTATGGCTTTTAATATGATTTATTTCTATTTGATTAATATTTACATGTGGCGGAAGGGAGGCCACCCAACTTATTGCTTCAGCCATGTCTTCTGCGGTCACAGCTATCTCTCTTTTTTCAACCTGTGTGTCAATTGTACCTGGGGATATCTCTGTAACCTTTATGTTAAAGCTTGGGAACTCTATTCTCATTGTTTCTATTAGCCCTCTTTGCCCACGCTTAGCATTTGTATAGTTGCCACCAGATCTGTATGGATATTTGCCAGATAATGAATTTATAAATATTATTGTGGGTGATTCTGATTTATGCATATTAGGTACAAATAATTGTGACATATACATTGGTCCAACAACATTTATGTCATATGCAATTTTAAAATTTTCTGGCTTTTCATTGATAATGTCCGTTGGACTTGATCCTCCGCCTGCATTGTGTACTAAAAGATCTAACGTTATATCTTTATACTTTTCATAAAATTTTTTAATACCATTAAAATCTGTAATGTCTAGGGCATACGTTTCTAAATTATCAGACTGTATAGTTTCAACTTTACTTAAATTTCTTGAAATAGCTATAACGTGATATCCATCTGACAGTAGTCTTTGAACTGTTGCGTATCCGACTCCTTTACTTGATCCAGTAACTATTGCATTTTTCATTTAAAACCCTAACTCGTTTAAAATCTCTTTACTTTTATTAATAAAGAGGTCTACGTGTTCTTTATTGTCTTTATGTAATGGTACCATAGATAAAAATAATGATGCCTCATAAACCCTAAGTAAATTAACCGATATATTATTTTCATGTAAGTAATTTATAAATATGTCTTTCATAGCTTGATCTGAAAAGTGATGCCCATACAATATGTTTTCATACCCACCAAGAATGCTATGACTTAGTTTTGCTAAATCATAATACTCGTCCATATATATATCGTTTCTTAAAAATGCTCCCCTGGGATCTATAAACTTTATTAAGTTAATATCTTTTGACCACAATATATTTGTTAAGCAAAGGTCTCCATGAGAAAGTGTCTTCATCCAAGAAAGTCTTTCTTGCTTATAAAAGTCATATGCTTTAGATATCCTTAGCATTATGTCTGAGTAATTTTCCTGTATTCTATTTTGAGTTTTTGTTATTACTAAATATTTAGACTCTTCTTTACAATTGTCTTCTGAATAGTACATTTCTTTGCATTCTTTTTTAAACTCAACAATTAAATTAAACATGTTTTTAAAAGAGATCAAATCCATTTCAAAACTAGCAAGGATTTCCCCAGCATTTTTACAAAATATTTTTTCCATTTTATAAGAAGCAATTTCATTCTTTATTTCAAAATTAAAAGGCTGAACAAACCATCGCTGTATATTTTCTGGTATGAAATAGTAGAATGCGTATTCCGACTCTATCTTTTTAATATCTTTTGAAAATTTTGTTAAGGTTATTCCATTATCCTTAATAGAATTAAAATATCTATGCTCGTAATGATCTGTTTTATACATTTTTTAATTACCAAGAATTTGATTATACTCGTCAAAAACTCTTTCTGTATTAGACTTATTTAATATCTGATACCAATTTCTATCTCCTAGGCACGATGTTACTAAACCTTTTTCTTGCAAACAACCAGATATTGGACTAAAGGCCCAAAAAAAGTTTCTTATATTATTTTTTGGCAACATTATTTCAAATATTTTTGTTTCCTTATCACATATAAAAGAATTTATAAGCCCACTTCCAGTAAGACCCGCTATCTTTTTAGTATTCAATAGGCACTCTAATTGCTCTCTTAAAGTCATTTCTTCTAAATAAACAATATTAAATCCTTTTTGTTCAAAAAATTTTTCTATTGCATCTTCATCTTGAACTGTTCTGTTTTCATACATATCTACAATGTCGTGTTTAGACTCAAGATTAAAATATTTTGTATAATACGTATAATAATTATTTTGTCCTGGGTAATTTAAAACTATGTCTTCAAAGATCCGTTCATATTCTTTTTTATAAACCTCGCTAGTTTTCTTTCGAGATATGTAAACACCTTCGGTTTTAATGTCGTATCTTTTTATTTGTTTTTTAATTCTATTCCCAAAGCTCATAATTCCAATTCTTATTAGGTCATCATAAACTTCTGCTAACTGAGTTAATTTATAATCTTTTTTACGAGGACCGATATTTGGTATAAAATTTAAAGAGCCAGTATTTTTATTCCAAGAATTTCTAATAATTACATCCTGACTATACCACTCTGGAAGTTTGGCACTATTGTCTAAATAAGTTTGTTCTGGAATTAACTTTAATTCGTCAACTATTAAATATGCTTCTTCAAATATTAAATTATATACACCAATCATATGAAACATATCTTGATCCAAATTTAGATCTTCATGATAAAATTTAAACATGCTTATGTCAAGAACTTTTTCATACTCATATTGATCTAACATGATTTTTTTAGGTATTGAGGAAAGACTATTATTTTCTTTTTTATTAATCAAATCAATATAGTTTTCAGATTCCGATATTTCAAAGTCCTTATAATCTTTATAGGGATATACAAAAAATGGCATGATCTCTTTGTTAAAGTCATTTAGTATTTCAAATTGTGCACACTTATCCGTCAGCATATGAAAAACTGGCTGAGACAATTGAAAAATAAACTTTTTGCCTTTTACCTCAACAGTTTTATTTAAAATACTTGAACTAAATTTTAAATTTTTAAACTTTATTATATTAAAATTTAATTCTTTTTGTATATGACATTCTGCATTAATTGAATGTGGTATGTATTCGATGCTATCACAAGAGACTTGCATATTTTAATATATCTTTTTTTTCTTATCCTGCATCTTTTTTGCATCTGATTCTGAAGCATAGAGAGCCCTCATGTGTGCTTTTGCTTTTGACTCGCTTTCATGGCAACCTACTAACTCTCCACCTTCTTTAACAACAGCGTATCCTTTGCATCCTGCTGCATTTCTTTTAATGTTCCATGGCATAATTATTTCTCCTAATTGTTTGGTGCATCTGGCATTTCCATTGGTAGAATGCCTCTTTCTTTTGCTATTTTAATTCCTTCTGGACTCAATCCGATCATTGCTTCTAGATTTTCGTTATATTCTACTGTAATGTAACCTTCTTCATAGAGCTGTACTAACGTTTCGTCTACATATTCAGAGTGAGCTTGCCATAATTCTGGAGCTAGATCTTTTGCTGAGTCGTTTATAGCGAATATTAATTCGCCATCTTCTTGAATCCCAGCAATTTCTATAACACCGATTTCGATATAGTGTGCTAACAATTCGTCATCTTCCATTTTTCTCCTTGTGCAACAGGTAGGACTCGAACCTACGACTACCCGATTATGAGTCGGGGGCTCTAACCAACTAAGCTACTGTTGCCTGTAGCATATTGTAATGTGCCATCGTCGTTTTTGTCAATACTTGACTCTACCAGCTGCTGTACGTAATCAGAAAAATGTTTTCTGATATTTCCAGGAGGCCTTTTTCCAGTAGACTTCCATAATCTATTATACTCTATAACATTGGCAAATGTTGTTGGGCATAATATAACTCCATTATATTCTTTAAATGTAGTTGGAAGCGGAACATGCTTTCCACAACATTTACATTCTTTAGCCATATCTTGATATTTACTCATACTATTTCCATTCCTTCTAATACGTCCGCCAACTCTCTTGGTATTTTTGGAGCCCTAATTACATTCAATCTAGTTATATCATTATCTTCCCTGTCCCATTTCATGGGATCATATGTATGAATATCAATCTCTTGATTATTGCTTGGCCTTGTAAGACTTATAGCATTATAAATTGATCCACAAACAGCATCTGCTAAATCTTTAGACCCTTTTCTTGGATGATCTACTTTGTCCCGCATTATTTTTAATTGCAAAAGCTCTTCAATTAATAATGGTATGCTTGGGCCAGTTAATCTCTCTTCTAATACTACCATAGCCATATCGTCATAATGTTTTTTTGAAACTGAGAGGGTCTCTGTATTTATTCCGTATTGCTTTAATTGCTGCATCATGTCGTGGGAGTTCCATCTATCAAATGTACACAGCCTAATTTTAAATCCTGCTGTTCTTAATGAAAGAATGTAGTCCCTAACCTCGGAAAAGTCTACAGATTTTTCTGCTGTAGGGGTCCAATATCTGACCGCATCTACTTCTACAATCGGGGCAGACTGCGAATAGGAATCAGTAACTTTTACATTTACCCATCTATTAATATGTGACATTGCTACGGCACAATGATCGTGCTTTTGTGCAAGATCTACGTGTATAAAGTATTCTTTTTCTTCTTCTGGTTTAAACCAATTTTCAAGTCTACCAAACTTATCTATTGCAAGAGGAATTTTGTTAAAAGCTTTTTCTATTTTTTCACGAGATTTAAAAAAAGCATCTACTGCATCTGGGGGCATACAAGCGAAGCGGCTTAATGCATCTGGCATGTTTTTATAAAATTCTATTTTAAAGTCTTCTAGTTTTTTAGTTGGATTTATATCCCAGGTCGGTCTTTTAATTGCATATACTTTTGGAATTTTATATGAAACAATATGATCTTCTTCCCACTCGATCGTTACTTCATTACCTTCTGTTCCGTCTGGCAGATCATTGTCCATCTTTAAAGTTTTTGATTGGACTACAGTTTCTTTTTCTGCAACTACAGAATCATAAAACTTTTGTATTGGATCATTTTTAAAACGTGGAAATGATAAAAGAATTACTTTTCCATAATCAGGAAAACGAGATACAACTGATCCACGATACATGTCATATATGGCGTCTGCTGTTTTAGCTTGGTCATGTCCAGTAGTATTCTCTGTGGCGAATCCAGAAATTTCATCTAAGATTACTGCTATTACGTTATAGCCTTCAAATGCTTCTCGTTCGGAGTGTCCTGAGTGAACTGTTATATTTTTATTAAATTTTATTTCATAAGCCTTTGGTTCATATTTTCCTATAAACCAAGGAGATCTATCAATGCGAGTTTTTAATCCTTTAAAGAAAACGTTATTAGCTTGCTGTGCATTTATAGCAATATTAAGAATATCTATTGAATCTCCAGGAGGTTTACCATAATAGGTAGCTGGATCTTTAAGACATAATAGTAAATAAACTATATACGATACAGAAATAGTAGAACAGTAATCTTTACCACTACCCTTCCCTAATTGTGCAATTACTTCGTTACATGTTTGTTTGAATCTTCTTCTTCCCTCTTCTTCTCCGAAAAGTTTAATAAGGGTTGACTCTTTGTAGATCTGGCTGCTCTTCTCAATGAGTGTATACTGGTACTCCGAAAGTGGGGGAAGTCCGAGGTAATCTGGGGACGTAACAAATGTTTGTAGGTCGACTGGTCTTTCATCAAATTCCTCTCCATCTAATATATCAATTAGATCATTAAAATTAAGATCCACAAGAACACTTTCCGCATTCGCATTGATCTTTTAACATAGGTAGCTCTCTGCCCATGTTATCTGTTTCTTTTATCTTTCCAGATTCTGTCATATGTCCCACCATCCTCTTATTGTTCCACCCAATGGACATTGCATAGGAAGATGTTTGCCCTCTTCAATCCATTGTTTATGCAATCTAGTTTGAAATTCATAATCTGTCTCATGTGTGTCTTTTCCGCAATCTGGGCATATGTTTTGATTAACATATTCATAAACATGCCTACAGTGCTTCTGGCTCATCATGTATCACAACTGGTTCCACTATCCCAGTTATCTGAGAGAGCCTTTTGGCCACATCCATTTTACATTTAGGGCAATTTGCTGTAACCTCTTTTAATATTTTAACAAGGATGTCTTGCTTATGCTCTGTCTCTGCTATTTGTGTGGCAAGTTCTGAATTTTCTAATAATCCGACTTCTTGCAACATCCCTATACGCTTTCCTTCAATATCTGCAATTAATTTTAAAGCTGTTGCCTTTACGTTTAGTTGTCCTGCTTGATCCGCATCCTCTACCGTCTTCCAGGCTTCTTTAATGAGCATAGCGTAGTGTTGGTCTGCCCCAGAGATGGCTTGCTTTGCCCTATCACGAGCCCCAGAATCGTTTTTAACGACCTCTTTCCACTCGTCTATATACCCAAGAACCTCTGCTCTTTTAAAGCCCGTTGTGGCGGCAATTTGAGTAGGATTACTACCCTTGAGTAACTCTTCTACTACTTTATTCATGCGATCAAAATGATCTGCTAATTCAATATCCATATATAGACATTATACCATCTTAGTTGACTAAAATCACTCAGATTTTAATTTGGCTATTTTAAGCAACACTAAATATCCAATTAAATCATCAATATCATTATCTCCTGGATATTCTGTGCCCTTCATTAATCTATTTAATTTATCGTCAATACGGACATGAAGCTGCTCTCTTGGTCCCGCCTTTGAAAATATACGCACAGGGTCAAGGGCCGAATTGCCGTAGGCAATATTTTTCCTAATAAGCATGTGTGCAATTTCATGGCAGGTTTGCCAAATTTCTTTTCCTGCCTCAGTGCCAACTGTTAATAAATATAAATCCTGGCATTCAAATTGCTTTGAGTCTGGGAATACTGGTTCTAACATTATATCCTTTCATACAATAGTTTAAGTCCTGCAAACGTACCAATATCCATATATTGTCCGCCTGGAAATACTGATCTTACATCTAACCCTTTATCTATCCAATCTTGAATTTGTAGACCAACATGTGCTAGATTTGGATCAATATTTTTATTCATATTTCTTAATAACATTGTTCCCCACATAAAGGGATAATTGCAATCTGGAACTTTATCTCTGTGTGCATACACCTTATTTCCATCAACTGCAATTTGTCCTACTCTTCCTTTTATATCTTCATGACACTTCCACGTACCAAGAACAACGTCACCATCAGATTCTAGCATTTTCTTGTAAATATTGGTAGTACATCCAACCATAAATGTATCTGGCAATCCTATTAATAAATTTTCTATATCTTCATTAGCCATAAAATTAACTGCATCTGACATAGTGGATGGCTCTTTTACAATTAATTTAACATCCATATCCATGTTTTGAATAATTGGAACCCATGCAGCTCTTGTACAAATTCTAACTTCGTCACAAACTTCTAGCATTTGCTCAACGTGCCATTTTAATATCGAACTATTGTCAGAAGTAGGTAGAGCAAATTTAGCTATTCCGCCTATTCTAGTAGCTTTGCCAGATGCTGGAAGGACTCCTATCGTAGCCATTCTTGCTCTCTTCTTCTTGATAATGACCATGGCTTAGATACAGTAAAGTTGTTTGATTTTTTATATTCATAATATTCTCTATTTTTAACAAACGTTTCATGATTTCTATTAAGCAGTGTTGGATTGCTATTAATAGTTTGACTTCCAATTTCTGGTGCAGTTTTAATATCTGGGCAATGTTTTATTGCGCCTTCACCAAATTCAATAACGACTCTTTCATGAAAATCATTGTCTTCAAAATATATTGGATAAAAATATTCATCAAATAATCCCACTCTGTCTATTATGTTTTCTCCTACTGAGTAACAGCCATAGTTATCTCCAGTTAACATTAAGAAATCTGGTCCGCTTTCTATATCTATTTTTTCTAAGGCGTCCTCTGCCCAAACCGTATCAGCCGAAGCGAAAAGCCAATATTTAGCATTTGGATAGCATTTGATTGCCAAGTTCCATGATGCAGACATTCCAAAATTTGCTGGCATATTTAAAACCTTTATGTTATATTTTTCGTCTAGCTTTAAAGAGCCACCATTATCTATAATTAAAATATTATCTATAGGATAATTAATTCCATCTAGCATTTTTTCAAGTAAATCATATCTATTTAAAACTGGTACCGCTAAAACTGGAATACTCATTTAATTAGCCCCTTTTCTTTTAATGATCTATGTATAGTCATTACCGTTACGTTACATTCTTTTGCTATTTCTTCCATAGTTTTTTTCTGCACAACATATCGACGGTATAGCCAGTCTTTACTTTTATATAGCTTCATCGCTCTGTCAATACTGTATTAGAATAATGAGCAATGCCAAATGCATCTGCTACATCAAAATCATTTAATTGCAACTTATATTTGTTGTTAAAGTAATCTACTGTACGTTGTTTTCTTATCTGCCGCATTTTATTCTTATACCACGAGTCAGCATATCCTGGATTTTCAAACCTAAGCTTGTCTTTCTCCATCTTTGTTGGGTTTTTATTTCCAATATATGCTTGCCAAGCTGTAGGAGATATAGTGATAACACTAGCACCACTAGACATAAGCTCAGCAATAACGACACCATATACATAAGACAATTTTATCACGGCATCTGGGGATCTGACAAGTACCGCTCCCTCTACCGCAATATAATCAGCTTTTAATTCATCCAACATTGCATGCATTTTTACTTTAGCATCATATATTTTTTCATATATATCTGCTCCAGTAAATTCTATTTTACCCCATTTTAAAGGCTTATCATTTTCCATGAGGCAAAATGCAACTGAGTTAGTTGAGGCATCTATGCCTAAAACTCTATTTGCTTTAGTTTTAATCAGTTCAGCTAATTTCATCTATTAACCTCAATAACTTTGATCGATTGTTATGATTAATTTGTTTAGTACATGATGAACAAAATTCTGTTTCATTATATCTACTTAGTTGTGATTTACATTTCTTGCAGCCACGCAATGCGCCATTTCTAATTGCTTTTTTCTCATAATACTTTTCCATAATACGTCGATTAGTTGCTATTCTGCAACATTCGTCTGAACAATATTTTTGATTATGAGTTTTTGATTCAAATTCTTTAGAGCATTCTTTATTGGCACAAATCATAATTTAGGAACCTCATATGCTTCTATTTGTGCACCTCCTGGTGGACCAGACCAACATTCTTTTTTAATTGGACAGCCTTTACATGCGTAACTAGTTTTTTGAAATGGTCGCATTGGAAGGTCGCCATCCTTAAAATTATCCCAAACTTCGCACATCCAAATAAAAAGTTCATCTATAATCTTTTTATTTTTTTCTGTCATCTGTATAGGTATTAGCAGAATCTCTTGAGTATTTTTATTTTCATATAAAAAGAAAGCTTCTTTTGCATTACGAAGTTTCATATATGTTAACAACTGAAGCATATGGTTTGCAGATGGAGACATCTCTGCTTGCCTAGTATCCCAAACTTCTTGTTTAGCAGTTTTAATTTCCCCAATAACTTCTTCCCCGTCCCAGTCTATAACTAGATCTATGAATCCACGAATAGGAGGGTAATCATTAGTAGTCTCTATTTCAGTTTTAACGCTCTTCATTGAATTTTCTTTAAATAAATCAGAAGACTGGGCTGAAATTAATTTTTGTAATCTTTCATGAGCCTGTGTCCCGTGTGCCATATTAGCTATTGCTTTAGCATCATTATTATCTACAAAGTTTGCTCCACTAAATGCCATGTGCCAATATCTAGGGCAATTTCCATTACCATATCCAAGACTACTTGGACTAAATGATTTTTTAGTCATTTCTCCATCTGGTCTTTTAGTTGCCATATATGCATCATCAAGCATTTGTGCAAACTGAACTATGTTAAATTTGCCTTCATATTTTTTAAATTTTAAATTTTTTACAATGTCTCTAGCCATTATATCTTACGACATACTTGAGTGCATCCACAAGTTTATCGATTGACTCCTTTGCTGAATAATATATATTCTTTTTATTGTTATTTATTGTACCAGCTTTATCTTTAGCTATAGTTGAGTATACAGATGCTAGCATTGAAAATTTAGTAGACATAGCCTGCAACTCAATAATTAATTGAGGAGCCTTTGCTGCTGGCACGTCTGGATTCATGAGAAGCTTTACAACAATAGCTAAAGCTTTATCTAACTGATCATCTTTCATGTAGTCATGAAGATCGTTAAATTCAGTTATATCATTAATAAGCTCTAGTGTATTCTTATCTGTCATGCAATAATCCTAGCAACTATAGCATATCCTATCCAAAGACCTACAATTCCCATAAGTCCAGCAAAAACTGGCGGTGCTGGGATAGGAAGTTTAAATACGCTAAATATGGCACCAGTAACTGCTCCTACCGAAGTGGTTAAAAAAATTTCTTTCATCATTTACTCTTTTCTTTTAGGTATGGGCCAAGGTCCGCCTTTACGGTTCCGTCTTTACGAAGCCTTACAATTCTTCCTTCTTTTATTTGAGTTTTATTAAATGGTCTATGAACTTTTAATTTACCGCTCGACATTGTTTTCCTCCCAGAATGTTACAAGCTGTTCTAGCGTTGACCATTCTACTATCCCAAGTCTAACTTTAGACTCTTCGCCAATTATAATTTTTAAACAAGGATGCATACTTCTATTCACTTTAAAGGTATCTGTGCATATTTTAGCCCAAACATCTTTATTTAAATTAAAAGATGCATTTGCCTCTTTGTAATCTACTACAAAAGAATACCACTGGGCATCACCTTTTTGATATTGTCCACGCCCAGAATTTTTTTGTTGCTTAGCGCCATCTCTTTTTGCCTCTCCACGTTCTGTCATGAATTTACTCTAAACGTGTTTAGGTGTCCATCTGGACATGTCCAAGATATGATAAATTTATTTGGATCCCAATAGTACTCTTGTGAATCCAATTCACATTTTGCACATGGCTTTACGCCTGATATTTTTTCCAATTCATCAACTATATTTTGCGTTGGCTTAGGGCCAATAAATTCATTAATGTTTGGCATTTATTTTATCCGTCAATAATTCAACTACCTTTGGGTTTTCCCTAAGATATTGTACTGCTTTAGCTCTTCCTTGAAATCTTTCTTTTTCTATGGTATACCATGCTCCACCTTTTTCAATTATTCCATAAAGCTCAGCAATATCTAAAGTTTCTCCAACAAAATCTATTCCGATATTTTCTCCTTGGTAGTAGAAATCATATTGTCCAGATAAGTTTGGCGGTCCGAGCTTGTTGTAATCAATAATCCAATTAACTGGGCGTCCGACCCTTTGTTCAATAATCTTATCGCCAACCTTAACACCAGCCTTAATAGCATTTGCCTCAGCCTCGGAAGACCAGAGCTTGATGACGGTTGAAGAGAAGAACTTAACTGCCATTCCTCCTGTTGGAATGTGCGAAGCATGCATAGATCCAAATTGATTTCTTTGTTGCGAGATAAGAACAAGTAATGTGTTTTTGTTTGCATAATTTAACATTTTGACAGCATGTGTCATGTCCTTTGCTTCCGCACCTATTTGCTTGGTATCTTCAAGCTTTTTTAATTCTGTGCTATCCTTTTCAAAATAGATGGCTGGTAGCAAGGCGGATATTGAATCAACTACAATTATATCAACCTCTGCTTCCATTAGCTGGGTCGCAACGTCTACCATATCATTAATTGTTTTGGCTGGAGAATAGATAAGTTTAGCAGAATCTACTCCAAGCTTTTCTGCCCAGCCCTTATCATATGAAGCTTCAGCATCAATCCAAGCACAAGATTTACCATTTTTTTGTGCATCTGCTATCATTTGTAGGCAAAATGAAGATTTGCCAGCAGACTTATTGCCCCATACCAACACCTGTCTACCAAATCCCAGACCGCCTTTAAGCGCTTTGTTTAAACCAATACTTGGTGTCGGTTGTCGTTCTACCTGTACATCTACTGCAGACTGCACTCTAGATCTTGTTTTTGGATCAAGTTTTGCTAATATTTCATCTAATTTAATTGCCATTATATTCTTTTCTCTTAAGTTACTATTATATCATTAAAAAAGGTTCCCGTGAAGCTTTGGTCGATATGAATTTGTTTTCATTTTCTTTGCCATAATTTCATCTAAAGAGTCATCTATCATTCCAGCGTTCATCATTGCTGCATATAGATCCAATATTCTAATTATTGAATCGGCAAATTCTTCTACAATTAATTCTTTAGGCTTTCTTTTTCTAATTGCCTCTAATACTTCTGTCAGTTCTGAATGACACAATGCAATTTTATTTCCTATTTTGTCATAAGTTGTTTCACCTTCCCAGAACCCTTTTTCTATAGCAGTTTCATGTAAAATTGCTGCTAGGGCATCTAGGCCGTATTCCGTTACAATATCGTTATTCAACTGTTGTCCTTAAACTAAATTTAAACGTCAAATTTTGATCGTCATAATCTACAACTAATTCTTTGTCTTCATTAACTGCATTAGCAAACTTATCTGTTGATACTGACAGGGTGCCGTATTCCTCTAGAAGAGCTACTAAAATTTTATTTAAACTTAAAGACTGAACTGTTTCTTCTGTCATTTTATTTCCTTTATCATATATGTACCATCATCTAATTTTGAAAGTACTGGTTCGCAAATCATTCCATCTCTCATCTTTGCTAAAGTTATTTTATACATAGATGGAAATGCAATTGCTCTAGTTAACTTTTTATTCTTATCAGACATAACTATATGCGACATAGTCTTGCCACCTTTTGTTTGATAAGGGCTAAAGTTTACTACAATTTTTTTATTTTCGTCAAGGTCGTATTCTTTTCTGTATAGAAAATCTACGAAAATGTCTTTTGAATCTGTGGTTATGTCGTTTACCTCTACGTATCTGGCAATACGATTATCTCCAACCAATATAAAATACATCTTGCCAGCTTCAATTTGTGTTTGTTCATGATGGAATAGGCCAATAGAGCCAGTTTCATCTACAAGCTCCACACGAGCCCAACCTTTACCACGCTTAATATTTTTAACCATGCCAAACATTACGAAGGAACCTAAAGGATCAAACTCATCAATTGTAATAGCTTGAGCTTTAATTCGTGGCGGAATGTTTTTTAATTCAAAAGCTGGTATGCCAAGATATTCGTAGTAACCTTCCTTTTCTTTACCAGTTCTTGGGTTATCTTCAAATGCTGCTCCTCCAATACAATTTAAAGAATTTACTGCACGACTATTTATTCCACTACCCTTTTTTGCAGCCTTGTCTATAAAATCTTTATAATTTTTATATGGTCTATTCTCTATAATTTTGTTTGCTATGCTATCAGATATGTATTTAATTTCTGCTAATCCGAATCGTAATGAGTCTTTTTGTAAAGAAAAATATACATCTGACTCATTTATGTGTGGGAGCTGAACCCTCAATCCGAGTCGCTTTGCTTCAATAAGATATTCTGTTCTGGTGTCTTTGTCTCCTTCATTTTTGAGCGCTGCGAAAATAAACTCCAAAGGATAATTAAGCTTAAGCCAAGCGGTATAATAAGAAAGCATAGAGTAAGCAACAGCATGAGACCTATTGAACGAGTATCCAGCATGTGCTTCAAAGTCGTGCCAAAGCTTTTCTGCTTGTTTTTTAGAAATGTGCTTTGAAGCACCTTCAATAAATTTATCCTTGAACTGGTCGAATTCTTTTGCATCTTTCTTCTTTCCAATGATTTTACGAACCTTGTCTGCCTCAGACCAAGTCATGCCACCTAAATGTACGCAGGCTTGCATGACCTGCTCTTGATATACAATAACACCATATGTGCTTTTAGTAAATGGCTGCATAATCGGATGAGCATATTGTACAGCCTCATTGCCATGCTTTCTACTAATGTATGAAGCTCCTACTGTATTCATTGCTCCTGGTCTAACTAGAGCATTTGAAACAACTAGATCTTCAAATTCAGTTGCCCCCATTTTTATCAATAAGTTTGTATAAGGTGTTGCTTCGGCCTGAAATACTCCTTTAGTATATCCTTCGCTTAACATCTTATATACTTCTGGGTCATCAAATGTCATCTTGGACAAGTCAATACTCTTTCCTGTCCGCTTTCTAATTGATGTTAGAGTGTCTGAAATTACAGATAAACATTTTAACCCTAGGGCATCTAATTTAATCAGTCCAATATCAGCGACTGTATCCATGTCATAAGCAATAACTGGAATACGGCCCGAAGCCTTATCTTCACGATCTTCTCTTGTTTCTACTGGGCCGTAGTTACGGATGTCATCCTTTGCAACAATAACGCCAGCAGCATGAATTCCTGTGCTTCTTATTTTACCTCTTAGTCTTTCGGCAAGCCATGTAACTTCAGGATATTTTATCCTAAACTCTTTTGTGTTAGGTGATGTAGCATACTCATCAAATGTATCTACTGATTTTAGCGCATGGTTAACATCAGACAATGGAATCATAAATGCACGAGCAGCATCACGAACTACACCTTTATCTTTAAAATAAGTAAATGTAGAAATAGATGCAACATATTTAAATTTCTTTTTAAGATATTCTTTTACTTCTTTACGACGGCGGTCTTCAAAGTCTGTATCGATATCTGGGAAGTCGTTACGCTCAGGATTAATAAAGCGGAAAAATAGCAAATCATACTGAATTGGATCTACATCTGTAATTCCTATTGAATAACAAACTAACGATCCTGCTGCCGAACCACGCCCAGGCCCAACTAATATTTCCTGGCCTTTAGCCCAATTAATCATATCAGCAACAATTAGGAAGTAAGAGGCAAACTTTTTATCCTTAATGACTGCCAACTCTTCCTTTAGACGAGCCCTATAGACCTCATCTGAGGCCTTCCCAAGCCTTTCTAAGCCCTTTTCAGCCAAGTCACGTAGCTTTTCATCAGCATTGGTTTTTGGGACTGGCAAAAGGTCTAGGTTTTTATATAGATCATAGGAGTCTATCTTATCCGATATCTCTAGGGTATTATCAAATATGTCAGTTCTATTTATGCCAACCTTTTTAAAATCCGCCTCAATTTCTTTTCTAGTCTGTAAAAATAAATTCATTCCCTT